ATCCCTTAGAGGGATGGCGGGCGAAACATCCAAACGACAATGGCAAGTACCCTATTGTCTTTAAACGTGAATCCGCCTCTCTGGATGAACCCCTGACAGTTTCCTGCGGAAATTGTCTCGGCTGCCGTTTAGAACGGAGCCGTCAATGGGCTTTACGCGCAGCGCACGAAGCCCAAACTCACGAACATAATTGCTTCATAACACTTACTTACAATGATGATCATCTACCACACGCTGCCTCTTTAAATAAAAAAGATTGGCAGGACTTTATGAAACGTTTACGTCATCATCTCGCCCCTTTAAAAATACGTTTCTTTATGTGTGGTGAATATGGTGAAAACCATGATCTAACTACTCTTTCAACTCTAGGCCGTCCGCACTATCACGCTATAATCTTTGGCTATGATTTTCCTGATAAAACAATAGCTTCTAAAAATTCTCAAGGCGACCTACACTTCTTCTCCCAAGAACTTCAAGACATTTGGGGAATGGGATTCACCAATGTTGCAAACTTCACTTTTGAAACTGCGGCCTATGTCGCACGTTACTGCCTCAAAAAAATTAACGGAGAACAAGCAGATGATCATTACACTCGTACTAATACAACCACAGGCGAGCTTTCTTATATTAACCCTGAGTTTAATCTAGCCTCTCGTCGCCCTGGCATTGGTGGAACTTGGTTTCACAAATACAAAACTGACTTACACAAAGGACACATCCACTTCAAAGGCAAAAAAATGCGTCCCCCCGCATATTATGATCGACTCATGGAAAAATTTGATGAATATCAATATGAGTTTATAAAACAAAATAGATCCCTATATATAGACCCTGATGATCCTGAATACTTCAGCGATCGCCTTCGCGTCAAGGAAACTTTACGCACCCATAAAATCAACAAACGACTACAGAGGTCTCTATAATGAAAAATATCTACGTATTACACGATTCAAAAGCAAAAATGTATCACACACCTTTCTACATGGTTAATGATGACGCATGCTTGCGTACCATGGTAGATATGGTTAATAATCAAGAAAATGAAGTTTCTAAGTTCCCTGAAGATTTCACACTCTTCAACATCGGCACTTTCGATGAAGAAACTGCAAACATTGAACTACTACAAGAGCGCGTCACTATCTGTCGCTGCCACGAACTCATACAATAGGTTTTACTATGAAATCAGTCATGAAGCATCAATTCTCACAAGTACCCAGTGTTAATACACAGCGTTCTACTTTTGATAGATCTCATGGCTACAAATGCACAATGAACGAAGGTGTCATGGTTCCTTTCTTCTGGGATGAAGTCTATCCCGGTGACACCTTCAATCTTAAAACTGCCGGCTTCTGCCGTATGGCTACTCCTCTATATCCAATTATGGATAATATGTATATGGACACCCATTTCTTTTTCGTCCCCAACCGTATTCTTTGGGACAACTGGGAAAAATTCATGGGTGAACAAGCTAATCCTACTGATTCAATTGATTATCTTATTCCTACCGTCACTTCCCCTGCTGGTGGCTATTCCGAAAACTCACTTCAAGACTATCTTGGCCTACCTACTTTAACTGAAGGCTTTGAACACTCTTCTTTACCTATACGCGCTGTCTACGAAATTTATAACAACTGGTTTCGTGATGAAAATTTACAAGACTCTATTCCTGTTTCCAAAGGTGATACAGACCCTGGTGCTAATACCTCCTTATTTCCCCCAGTCCGCGGCAAAAGGCATGATTATTTTACTTCCTGTCTTCCCTTTGCCCAAAAAGGCCAGCCAATAAGCATTCCATTAGGACAATCCGCACCTGTGGTACCTGCCGCTGCCACTTCTCCTGACTGGCTTAGAGCCGTACCTGGCACTGGGGATCCACTTATTCTATCTTCTGATGCTTCTTCTTCTGTTAATTCTTCTGAAGCCTCTGCCGGTATTGTTCCAAGCCTAGAAACTGACTTATCTCTCGCTACTGCCGCAACTATTAACGACTGGCGACAAGCTATTGCTGTCCAACATCTATTAGAAATGTTTGCCAGAAGCGGTACCAGATACCCTGAAATCTTGTTGTCAGCATTCTCGGTTAAGGATCCACAATTTTCCGTTCTCCAACGTCCTCAATATTTAGGCGGTGGATCCACTCCAATTAATATCAACCCTGTACAACAAACCACACCTCTCGAATCTGTAGGTGGTGAAGGCTCTGTAGGTTCCTTAGGCGCATTCGGTACCGTATCTTTCAACCGTCACGGCTTTAATCAATCTTTTACAGAACACGGCCTTGTAATTGGCTTTGTTTCCACTCGTTCTGATCTTACTTATCAACAAGGTCTCAACCGCTACTGGTCTCGTTTAGATCGCTTTGACTTCTACTGGCCTCAACTCGCTCACTTAGGCGAACAACCTGTTCTCAATAAAGAAATCTATTGCGACGGATCCTCATCTGATGATGAAGTCTTTGGTTACCAAGAAGCCTTTGCCGAACTACGCTACAAACCTTCTACTATTACCGGTGCTTTCCGTTCCAACGCTACTTCTGGAACTCTCGATGCTTGGCATCTTTCACAAAATTTCGACAATCTTCCAGTCTTAGGTAACACTTTTATACTTGAACAAGCTCCTGTTTCTCGTGTTATCGCTACGCCCGATGAGCCTCATTTCATTTGCGATTTCTACCACAAACTTATCTGTGCTCGTCCTGTTCCTATGTATGGCGTACCAGGTCTGGCTCGCTTCTAATGGCTCTCTTGGCTGCTGTTGCTCCTTCGCTTGTCCAAGGTGGTCTTGGCTTCCTAGGCCAAAAAAAAGCTAATGAAGCTAATGCTCGCGAGGCTGCCAAAAACCGTTCTTTTCAAGAACGTATGTCTTCTACTGCTTATCAACGAACAATGGCCGACATGAAAGAAGCCGGTCTTAATCCTATGTTAGCCGCTAAACTTGGTGGCGCTTCTACACCTGGGGGCGCTCAAGCTACTATCCAGAACCAACTCGCTTCTGCTTCTGAAGCAGCTGGTAAACTCCCAGAAAAATTACAAGCTAATGCACAAATTGACGCGATTAGAGCCCAGGCTCAACTAACCAAACAGCAACAACTTGTTGCTGCTAATACTGCAAAAAATCTCGATCAAACCAATACTATTAATTCCGTTAAAGAAGAAATGGCTCGTCGCGGCCTTGCCGCTTTAGACGCTCAAGGTACCGCTTCAGAGAAAGGCGGTGATCTCGTCTACGAAGCTATCCAAAAACTAAAGAAAAAATCTAATAAACAAGCTACTTCTGCCGGCTCTTCTGCAAAACGTTTTGTTCCAAAATCTTCTGCTGGCAAAAATTCTAAGAAAGCTAAAACACCCAAAAAGCAACTTATGTATGAACAACGCTCAAACAATTACAATTATCAACGCGATTTACTATATTAGGTGGTACCATGCGCAAAACTAATAATACTAAAACAGCCCTTTCATTCTCTGGTGAATCATTAACCGAACAATGCCATGCTGAAGAACTTAAACCTTCCAATATATTAAAAAAATATGCTAGAACCGGTATTCTGCCAGAATCTACTCATACTGCTCGTTTCCTTGATGTTGCTAGCATTCCTGATTTACATACTGCTATGAATTTATCTCGTACTGTACAAGAGGATTTTCAAACTCTCTCTGCTCATATTCGTAAACATTTCGATCATGATCCTGAACAGTACTATCACTTTGCCATGGATCCTGAAAACCGCGATGCTCTCGCGGAACTTGGACTTCCTACTGCTCATTTACCTGAACCTATTCCTGAGCCTATTTCAGAACCTACTCCAACCCCTCCTCCAGTACCCGAATAAAAAAAGAAGTAAAACATGCTTACCTCGCCCCTTTTTAGGGGCTTTTTTTTAACTTACTCGTTCAAAGTGTGACGTAGTTCACACTTTGCTTGGTTTTTCTGGCCTTGACAGCAAAAACCACTATTCACACCTTATCCACAACTTATCCATAGCTTATTAACAGCTTGCTAACACCTTTTCGCGACATTTAGCGAAACTGAGTCAAAAAACACTTGTGCTAGACTCGTGTTGTTTCAACCACTCAACAACAACAGCAAAACATATATACATGTAACGCGAAAAAATAGTTAATATCCGCGTAGCGGTATTCACTCTTTTATTGCGTAACCGACCGTAGGTCGGAACTAGACCAATTACCTTTCTTGTCCCTAATTGGTCTAACTGACAGCGTAAGCTGTCAAAACACTTGCTCTTTCTAAACATACAAAAACTGCGCTATCATCACACTTCTCCTTTAACTTCTAAAAAGGCTTACATGATGAAAAAACGCAGACGTATGACAAAAAAGAAAAGCAAAAAACTATTCCGGAAAACTTCCGGAGTACACGTCAAAAACTCCC